TTCGTACCATAGGTATTCACGTCATCTGTGACAACAGCGAACTCACCATAAGCATTTAACTTATCGCTTAGATCATAACCACCACCAACTTTACCAGAAAGCTTAGTGTCAGAATCTCCTATAGCAGGATTAATGAAACTAGGACCACCTTGTAGGTAGAACGATCCATTCTCTCCAACAGTGTTCTCGTAACCAATGTGAAGGTCTATTGCATTACCTGCCCAGTCAGAGCCTACGTTTGCCTGGTTAAACTCAGGGTTTAGGTAGAAACCTGCATAAGCTGGAACGCTAAGAGCTACAGATGCAGCAGATAGTGTTAAAACTTTTTTTAGCATAATTTTTAAAAATTAAAGTTATATGCTAGTTGATTCTAGAGCTTTTTCAAGCTTGGGTGTACAAGTCTCAAACTGGCTTTCTTTCTCTGCCTCTGCTCTATCTTCCAAAATTGCATTAATGGCTAATGCTCTATTTTGAATATTTTTTTGTACTTGTACAGCTTCTTCATAGTTTTTCTGTAAAGTTTCCAGTTCTTGTTTTAGTTCTTCGTCTGTTTTACGAGCCATAAATTTTTGTTTTTATATTAACTAGGTTCTGTAGGCCATGCAATGTTATATGGATCTGTTTGTGTTTGTGGAATTTGTCTAAGCTCATTTCTATAATTTTTCCAATCATCAGATAAAGTTAAATCACTACTAGCTCTCCAATCGGTTATTTGCAATCTACGATCTCTTTCTAACCTTATAGCAATCCATTTCTGATCAGTGAGTGCAGTCTGTTCTTCTGCTGTTGTGTTTTCTACTCTTACGTTATAGGCTTTACCATCTTGGACATAAGCATCTACATTTGATAGTTTTTGTGTTGGTGTTGTAAAGCTAAGATTTTCTACAAGTTCTACTACATTATTTTCAGTAAGAAAATCTGCATTTGGACCTCCAATACTAAAACTTGTATTAGGAAATAGTTGCTGAATCGTACCAGTGCTTTTTACAGTAGTACCATCAATGATTGCGTAGTTCATAGTAGTAGTTTAATAGTTAAATACCAAAACGGACTTTTTGGGCATTATATTGCCCTAAAACTTCAGCAGCAGTTAATTCTTTATCATACCCTCTAATCACACCCCAACCGCCTTGTGCAGTAAACCAAAATTCATCACAAGAAAACAAACTACTTGCTTCCATTTTATAATTTGCCGTGTTAGTTATAGGCCCATATAATAACGACCCATTTCTATAAAAAGTAGTACCATTGCTCTGATTCCATGTAACAATGATTTGCTGCCAACCTGTTGTATCACCTGGGTTATTATAAGGATACGTTAAATTTGGAATGTCTAAATAAGTAGTATTAGCAGTAGTAGCATCTCCTGTTTGGAAACCTATCTCACTTATTTCACAACCTGAGCCTGATCCATCAGCATTAATTATTAAAGACATTACATGTCTAACCGATGTACCAGACTGAGTAGATATAGTAGCAAAATCATATAAAGCACTAGAAGTGGGTGTAGCCGATGCAAATATTCCAACGCTTTGACCAAAACGGCTAGTCTGCCTATTAGTTGGTAAAGTAAGATCACTAATGAACTCTAAAGTATAAGGTTGATTATTAGAAGTGCTTCCCCAAAAATTAGTGTTAGAAAAAGCTGTACCCCTAAAAAATAAAGGATTATTGTGATATGGGCCATTAGCTAAACCACTCATACCTAATGTGGCACCACTTGAGTGAGAAGCTTCTAAATAACCACCTTTATTAGAATTATAAGAATGTGATTGATTAGCACTGTTATAGTTTTGAATAGAAGAGTTATGGCCGTTACCTGATAAGTCTGTAACTGTAGAATTAGTTCTATTCCAGCAATTAGTATCTCCAAAATCCCAGTGCAAAACAGCACCAGTAACTATTTCTGCAGAAGCAGCACCAGCAGCAGCACGTAGCCTATGCGATCTCACTAACCTAAATCTCCTACAGTTGCACCATATAATGTACTACCAACTTTAAATAGTTCTATTGCTGTTGGTGTAGCTCCTCCTAATGTTGGGGCAGAACCTCCTACCCAAGTCATTGTAGGCCAAGTTATCGTATAAGAAGAACCACTCGCAGTAACTATAAGAAGTAAAGATTGACCATTACTAAAATTATTAGCAGTAACAGTACTATTAATTCCTAATGTCAAAGTTTGTATTGTTCCATTACTAGGATCTAAATCTCTGGTGGTATCACCTGAGGCAGTAGTAGTTAATTGATAAACAGTTTCAGTTATTTCCTTTTGAAAAATAACTTCACCTGTAAACGTACCACCTGCTAATGGCATTTTTGTTGCATCTGCTGGTAAAGAAGTTAAAGAAGATCCATCACCAGAAAATGATGTAGCAGCACACGCTCCAGTGATAGTTACACCAGTTGATGTAGTTGCCAGCTTTGCAGATCCGCTATGTTTCAAGCTGACACTGGAATCTGATGCAATAGATACTGCGTTATTAGAGTTGGACGGATGTTGTATTTCTTCTACTTTTATTGTTGACATAATAATTAAAAACGCATTATTTGTATTTTACCCTCTTAACTAGGCTTTGTCGGCCATGTAATATTATCTGGATCGGATTGTGTTGGTACATCTCTGAGTGCTTGGCGATAAGTCTTCCAATCATCACTCACCGCAACTCCTGTTTCAGATGCTTTTGTAACGACCCAATCTGTTTGTCGTAATAAACGATTTCTTGCATTCCTTACTTGTTTCCATTTAATGTCGGTTTCTGAAGGTGCAGCAGCTTTTCTAGTTTCTAAATCTTTTATTTCATCAGATGTAAGTGGTACTACGACTCCGTTTACTAACTTATTCATTAAGCCTCCTTATATTTGTAAAGTAAAATTTTTGTATCAGTTGTAAAACTCCATCCTTGTGGACTAAACAGCCTAAATCCATTGGCTTTAGCGTATGTATCAGTTTGATTAGAGTCATTATTTGTATTGTTTGTGTTGCTGTCCTTACCACCCCAAAAAGAAACAAATCCATAAACTGAATTAGGATTTATAAATTTTGCTATTACATAAGGTCGAGAACCTGTGTAAAAATCAATTGAACCTCCATGCTTAGATGAATGGTAGCCATCCATATTAAATGTCCAATAACTAGCACTACTGGTATTTCCTGAACTTGTATTTTCATTAATATAATTTCCAAAGAAATTACTATAATCAGTCATTGTTGTAGCATTATCTAAAAATACTTTCATACCCATAACAGTATTGCTGTTAAAATTAGCTTCAGGAATTATTATTTTGTAAAGAGTATCATATTCAAGCCCTGTTTTATCTATTTCAGTTACAGTGCTAGATGGTTCCATTTTTTGTACAAACTCAAACGCACCACCACCAACGCCAGTTAGGTTTGAACCATCAATAGCTGGTAATGTACCTGTTAGGTTAGCTGCCGGTAAAGCTGTAAGGTTTGCACCTGACCCTGAAAAAGTTGTAGCTGTACAATCACCATTAACAGTCGCACCAGTGCTAGTAAGATTGATTGTTGAAGCAGAGTGTTGTCTGGATTGTATAGTATCTACTTTTATTGTTGACATAATGATTTAGTTAGGTTTTGTGGGCCAAGTGATGTTGTCAGGATCAGCCTGTGTAGGCACGTCCCTTAATGCTTGACGATAGGTTTTCCATTCGTCAGAAAGAGTAACATCACTAAAGGCTCTCCAATCACATTCTGCAAGTAAAGAATTTCTTTGATTTCTTATTTGTTGCCATTTAATGTCGGTTTCTGAAGGTGCAGCAGCCCTTAATGCTTCTACCTTTTTAATTTCTTCAGCAGTTAAGGGAACTACTACCCCATTTACTAGTTTGTTCATTAGGACTCCTTATGTTTATATAATAAAAGTTCAGTGCTAGTATTAAAATCCCACCCATTAAGATTTAATGTAAAACCATTCATTTTTGCATACGTTCCTGTTTGGTTCGTGTCATTATTAGTGTTATTTGTACGGCCTTTTCTTCCGTACAACTGAACAAAACCATCATTATAAAGATACCTTACATTTCCAATAATCCAAGGACGATAACCCGTCCAAAAATCTATAGAACCGCCAAACTCATAGCCAACTTGAGTCGTACCAAAACTCCAATGGTCAGTACTTTCTATCTCAGAAGAAACACCGTTAATATCTATTTGACGTTGTTTACAAGTATCAAAGCCTGACCCATCTGGTGTAAAACTTGTCGTACTATTATCTAAATGAGGGTAAAATTTTAAATAATTATAAAATGACCCTACAACGTATTTTAATACAAGCTTATATACACTGTCATAATCAAGTCCATGTTCTGTAATTGTTGTGGTAGCTACACTTGGTTGTATTTTTTTAACAAACTCATAAGCACCACCACCTGCATCTGCATATTCCAACTGTCCTACTGCTGTAGCTCCACTACCAGTTATACTTTTAACTTTTAAAAACTTATCAGCAGCTATTTGATTATCTGGCAAGATCATTGTATAGCTTTGACCAGCACTATGAGCAGGGGATTTTAACTTTACACCATGTGATTGTGCAGAGCAGTTAAGCTGTAATATCGCATCATCACCACCAGCACCTTTTACTTCTAAAGCACCAGTACCGTTAGGAATAACTCTTACATTACCATTTGTGGTATCAGTTTGAATTTCATCAACAATAACTTTTGACATAATTTTTAAATAAGAAACAAGTTAAACAAAGGTCATAGTGGAGTTTGCACTCACTGTTAGGGTAGCACCAGAAGCAATAGTCATAGGACTAGCTGCTACATAATTATAATTCTGTTGTGTTGTAAAGCTAGCATCCATTTGATTTTCTGCTTCTACAAATAATTCTTCATTATTAGGACCAGCCAAACCACCTGGTAAATTAGTTAAATTTGCACCTGATACTGCTGGTAAAGTTGCAGGAAATCTAGCATCTGGAATCGTTCCATCAGTGATTCTGTCCGCATTAACAGTATTGCTATTTGTGCTTACAGCATTACCCATATATGCGTGTGCGGAACACTGATAATGTAAAACTGTTGGAGTGTCATCAGTTACAGCAATTTCTGTATAAGCCCCACTACTACCTGGAGTTCCAGTAGTTGTTACATTTGTTGTATAAGCTGTTGTTTTGTCTGCTTCTAAATAAAAACGTAAAGGATGGCCTGAGTTAGTACTATCAGATTGGTCAAATCTATATGTTGAGCCAGGGCATAAAATTAAAAATGGAGCATCTTTATAAATTCCATTGTCATTACTTAATCTGTACCCCAAACTAGATCCCAGTAGTGGATTATTATACCTGTGATTACTGTTTTTACTTGCAACAGTTACTTTAAATACATGAACAGCATTTGCTGAACCGTAATACCATCGTTCAAGTGCTAAAGTTGGTGCGGTGATGGTTTGAGAACATTGGAAGGTACAACCGCTTAAATTAGTTCCTTCATGAGAACCAAACATAAAAGAATTAGACCAAGCAGTACCGCCACTATACGGAGCCATAACTGATAACTGATTACTCGATAACTCCATGCGTATAAGGCTACTTCCAAATTGAAGTTGACCAGTGCCTCTATTACCGCTAGTGTTTTGATAAAGATTAAGTAGTCCTGTGACTTCTGCTCCAAAAGTATTTTCAGCAATTTTTGTAGTGAATGATAATCCTCCACTATGATTTGTTCTTAAAAGATTACCAGTAGCAGTTCCATCTGCTGCAGGTAACGTAAAAGTAATATCGTTAGGCTGTGAAGTTGGTGCTATAAACGATACGCTATTAGTGTTACTGGTATCTCTGTCAAATGAAAGTTTATTAGAACCGTTAATTTGTAATCGTCCATTTCCAGAAGTTACAACTTGACTTGAGCTTGAAACTGGTGAAACAGTCCAATCGTATAAGGCAACTGGATATTGATTAATCGTAGACCAAGTCGTAATTCCAGCATTTCCATCAGCTGTTAAAACCTGACCAGTACTAGGTGGTGCTGGTGGAAAAGTAAGTGTATAACTTGTTTGACCTGTTTGATCTACTGGTGCTGCTAATCTTACATACTCATTCATTCTTCCCATTTGCAATCCATTAACATCCAATATGGAAGCAATTCCAGCCCCACTAGCTCCATCTTGATTAGTTCTAAAAGTTACGTTTGCTGATGATCCAGCAGATCCAATGACAGGGTCAACATTACTAGAATCTCGAAGTAACTGTATATCATGAAATTGAACAATATCTCCCCCACTTATTGCTTTAGGAAAATTACTAAACGAAGGATCAGCACCATCATTTGCTCTTAAAAATTTACCATCATTACTAGATGTGCCATGTTCTAGCTTGGATAAAGTTACTGCTTCATCAGCTATTTTTGTATTTTCAACTGCATTTGCTCCTAACAAGCTATTTGTTATTGAACCAGCAATGATATTAGTAGTTCCAATCGCATTAGTGCCTATCTCACTACTTGTTAACTGATCAGCTTGTAAAAGTGTTTTAATTTCAGTTGCAGTCTGATCCGCAGTCGCTCCACTCTCTATTCCATCCAATTTATTATGATCTGCGTCTGTGAAAGTATTAGAGTCTGTAGCTGCCTCTACTGCTGCTGCTATCTGTGCAGCCGTTATAGCTCCTGTATTACCGTTAACAGATAAGACCTGATCTGTAGGTGTTAATAGTTCCGTGAAATCCGCCATTGTTCCAGCGGTTCCACTGTTCCTTACATAAGATTTATTCTGATCTGATCTGACAACAATATCTCCTTCTTGGGTCGTAAGTGCTAACTGGGCAGATTCATTTGCTGCTGTCTGTACAGTAGTAAGTGCTATTTGATCGACATTAAAAGTAGTACCAGATAAACTTAAACCCGTTCCAGCAGTATAAGTTGTGTCACTACTATTAGCATCTACATAAGCTTTGACTGATTGTTGTGTTGGTACTTTAGTATCGCTGTCAGATGCCATGTTATCTTCATCAATAACAAAGCTCATTGCAGCGGTTGTAGTATCGGTATTCATTACCGCACCAGCAGCGTCTACATTTGTTGCGTCTGTGACATCCGCACTAGCTTCTATTGCGGTAAGTTTTGACTTTTCAGCATCTGTAAAAGCATTAGTATCGGAATTATTTTCGTAGGCAGTTTTAATTTCTGCATCTGTTTGATCTGCTGTGGCGGAAGCTTCAATTCCATCTAGTTTACTTTTATCACTGGCAGACATAGAACCAGCAGCAGATGTTGTAGCTGCGGAAATACTTATAGCTGGAGTTGCTCCACCAGAAGAAACTATAGGAGTTGTTCCTGTAACTGAGGTAACACCACCAGCAGAACCAGATGCAGCAGATGTAATCCTTCCCTGTGCGTCAACTGTGATATTTGTATTTGTATAACTACCAGCAGTAACAGAAGTATCAGCTAATTTAGCAGCCGTAACAACATCATTATCTATAGTGAAGGTCGAACCAGAATTACTTACAACAATATCTCCCTTGTCTCCATCACTGATCGCTCCGTCTGCTCCATCATTTCCTGCTGGTCCTTGGATTCCCTGAATCCCTTGGATTCCTTGGATTCCTTGATCACCTGTATCTCCCTTGTCACCTTTCGGGATTGTAAAGTTTAGAGTTGCGGCACTAGACGTTCCAGTGTTTGTAACTGACGCATTGGTTCCAGCATTACCAGTAGTAGTAGAACCTACTGATATTGTTGCAGCCGCACCGTCAGACCCGTCATTTCCAGCAACACCCTGTATCCCCTGACTTCCAGTGGCTCCAGTATCTCCTCTAGGTATTGTAAAGTCTAAAGTTGCTGCTGTCGTAGTACCGATATTAGTAACTGTTGCAGAAGAACCAGCATTTCCAGTCGTTACTGTGCCTATAGTTACTGTTGCAGAACCTTCACCTTGTGGACCATCTGCTCCTGCTGGTCCTTGTGGCCCTTGTGGTCCTTGAGTAACAATTTCTACAATGGTTATAGGATTTGATGAACTCATGTTGTGTAACCTTGACTTACAAATAGTGTACCTTCTAAATAATACATTTTATCTCCACT